GTGGGCGCTTGCCACGTCGAGCACGCGGGGATTGGCGTTGTTGTCGTGGCCCCGGAAGAGTCCGTCCAGCTCGGCCAGCTTGTCGTAGCAGGTTCCGGCCTCATCCGTGAGCAGGTCCACGGTCAGGGAAATGTCGCAATCCTCCCAGCCCGTGGGCGTCTTGGCCTTGCCGGACAGCCCGTCCCGCTCGGATTCGTCGAAGCGGACCCGACCCCCGATGTTCTGGGAGCGCAGGATGCCGGGCACGGTCCGGGAGCCGAGCCGCACCTCGCCGTGCGCAAAGGTCAACAGGCCGTCCATCACGCCTCTCCCATGCCGGAAGTGGATTCCGCCGAGCCGTCATGCTGAGCCACGAGCCGTTGCAGCTCGGCCAGGAAGCCGTCCGCGTCCTGCACGCCGGACAGGTGTATTGTCAGGTTCTGAATGGTCACGTTGCGCCCCGGCGTACTGCCTTGCGGGCGCTGGGCCTGGGCCTGCGCCGCTGGAGGTGCGGGCGGCTCGGTCGCGGGCAGGTCCGGCGGAGAAACCGCCAGGTTCGCGGCCAGGGCCACGCCGGAAAGCGCACCAGCAGCCACGGCGTGCAGTCCAGGGGCAGCGGCCTTGATGCCCGCGCCCAGGGTTTCAAGCATGCGCGAGCCGGACAGGGTCAGGCTGGAGAGCGGGCCTTCCTTGGCGTCGGAGAACGGCAACAGCTGGCGCAGCTTGTTCAACCCGGCCTTGACCGCCTCATACGGGGCCGTGACCACAGACTTGACGCCGCCCACGAACGTCTGGATCAGCTTGCGGCCCGATTCGGCCAGGTCGATGTCGAAGAGGCTTTTCAACCCGTCCCAGAAGCGGGTCACGGCCTGATACGCATCGTTGAAATAGTAGGCGAATACGCCCACAACGCCCACGCCCGTGAGGATGGAAAAGAAATCGCGCACGCCGGACCAGAGCCGGGTGATGCTCTCCCAGACTGAGTCCAGGACGCGGCGCACGGGTTCGCAGTTGTTGTACAGGGCCACGATGCCCGCCACGAGGGCGGCAATGGCCACGATGATCAGGCCCACGGGGTTGGCCGTGAGCGCGGCGTTCAGCAGCCACTGCGCAGCGGTCCAGAGGCTCGTGGCGCGAGCCACCTTGGCGAACTCCATGGCCACGACCACCAGGCGCATGGACGTGAACGCGGCCCAGGCCGCCGAGCCCGCCCAGACCGCCAGGGAAAGCCCGGTCATGGCCAAGATGACCGTGGCGATCGCCCCGGCTGCGGAAAGCATAAAGCTGCCGACTGGCGACGCCGCTATCTTTTGCAGCCCCAAAATGATCGGGGAAAGGAGTTGCGCCACCCCGTTTATGGCCGGTGCAAACGCATTCCCCACTATCTCGGCCAAGTTGTGAAATTGCTGGCCCACAAGGGCCAAAGAGGCTCCCAAGTCCTGGTTCATGCTATTGGCCATTTCTCCGGTAAAGCCTGATCCCTGGCCCATAGCTGAACTAACCGATGTCATGCCGTCGGCCAGCTGCCCCGTCTTAGAGTACAGTAAGTCCAGAAACGCCACGGCTTCGTCAGTGCCGAATGCTTTTTTGATCTGGAGCTTCTCGGCAGCCGACATGGTAGGACCGAATTTGGCTCGCAACGAGTCTAAAATCGCGGTTGTGGACAGCAATTGGCCGTTTGTATCCAAAAACGACAACCCCAACTTTCCGCCAGCCCCTGCGGCGGCGTTGAGGAATGCCTTGTACTTGGTCCCGGCCTCTGCCCCCGGCATGGTGGCCTGAAGCGTGCCAAGGATGGTGAGCTGTTCTTCCAGGGGGATATTGGCGTTGGTGGCAGTCGCCCCAAGTGTACTGATGGCCTGGGCCATTTTGGAGCCGTCGGTTTTGAACGCCTGTACGCTGGCCGCAATGCCAGCCGAAAACATTTCCCCGAATTGCACGTCGGAAAGCTGGCTGTAATAACTCTTGTAAATGCCGTAGCCCGTGGCGAACAGGTCGGTCATCTGACCAACCGTGGACTTGGTGGCCTTGGCCGTCAGCGCAGCCAGGCTCGTGAATTCCGCAACCCCGACATCCGACAGAGAGGAAATGCCCGACTTGATGTCGTAGGCCGCATAGAGAAACTCGCTTTTGGTAGTTCCCGCGAACGAGTTGGAAAACTCCGTGGCGGCCTCTTCCATCGCCCCGAACTGGGTGATGCCCACGCCGCCGAGTTCGCCCAATGCCTTTTGTGTTTCAACGGTGGCCAGTGCCGTTCCCGTGAATATTCCTAGTAATGAGGCGGCTACCAGAGCAACCGGAGCCAGGGACTTGGCCAGCCCCAAGGCGCGGCTGGATAAAGAGGTCGCGGCCTGGCCGGTCGCGGACATCTGGCCGGTAATGCGCCGGAGCGGGCCGGTGATCGCGTCCACAAGGGACATGGTGGCGAGGACGTTGAAGACTTCCATGCGGCCAGATTAGCCGCGCGGGAGGGGGATGTCGGGAAACTGTGCGAGGGGTGCTTGAATTGTTATGGGCCGCCGATCGTCTTCATATAACCCTCATCGGCGGATACCTTCTCTCCAGCCACAGCGCCTGCGCAGCCTGCCGGGCGAATTCCTCAACGCAAGGGGACGGTTCCTGGTGCAGCCAGTGGCGGATCAGCGCCGCGTACTGCCCCAGGCCGTCCACTTCGAGTTCCCGCAGGCTGCGCTGGATCAGTTTCCCAGGTCGCCAAACCCGCAGGAGCCCATAAGTGCGCCGCCGAAGGTGCTGGCCAGTCCGGGATATTCGTCCAGGGCGGCCTGAAGCTCTGCCTTGTCGTCCGGGTGCACGGTTTCCAGGATCAGGTTCTTGAACGCCTGGCCCGCGTTCTTCAGCGCGGTCTTCTGCACGCGGTTCGATTGGGGCGTGGTGGGCCGCTTGAACCGGAAGCTGAACTCCACATCCTGGCCCTTGAAGCGGTCCAGAAAGTCGTGTTTCAGGGCTTTGTACTCGGTTTCGTTCGTGGTAGCCGTATTCTGCTCGCTCATATCGCTGCCTTCCTTTTTTCTCAAGTTGGTTGAAAATGCCTGATTATGCCTTCCGGCACGCTACAGGGCCGGGGTGCCGTTCCACTTGATGGGCGCGGTGCAGGTGAAGTCGAGCTTCACGCCTCCAGCGTTGTCGTCATCCTGGCTCGCGCCCGTGTCCTGCTTGGTGATCTTCACGGCAGGGAGCGTGTCCGTGACCGTGGGCAGGTCGTCGTCGCCGTAGCTGACCACGATGACGAACGGAGCGCCCTTGTAGACCGAGCCGCCCAGGGAATCCTGGAGCGTCTTGTATTCGTCCCGGTCCAGCTCCATGTTGCCGCCGCCCTTGTAGTTCTTGCGGCCATAGCCGCGCGGCACGCTGCCTTTGCCGTGGCGCGGTTCAATACCGCGCTCATCGTTGTAGTTGATGCTGGTCACGCCCACGGCCACGCCGCTGGGCAGCTGGATGGTCACGCTTTCCCAATCGTAGAGCACGCCGTTGACAGCCATCAGCTTACCCCCTCAATGCGCGGGTCAAAGCTGGACCCGGCGTAGATGTAGCGCGTGAAGAGCTTGATCTTGCGGATGATCGGGATGCCGATCAGGTCCAGTTCGACTCCCACGCCGTTGTTCACGATATCCTGGCCGGGCGGAATCGTGACGATGCGGTCCGCCAGCTCCTTCGGCTTGGCCTTGGTCATGGTGTCCAGGGCGTTCTCAATGTCCGTGCTCAGGGCTTCCAGGCCCGTGGCTCCGCCTTCGCGGGCCGGGTCGCCTCCTTCGTCGTACATGCCCTTGAGCGCGGCGATGCGCGCCAGGCGCACAGCCTTGAAGGTCACCCGCAGGACTTCCTCGTAACGGAAATCGCTGGTGTCCTCGGCCATGGTGCGGGAGTCGCCCCAATAGGGCGAGGTCAGGCCCGCGTAGCTCTTGGCCGTGACCGCTCCAGCGGTTTCCAGGATGCTCTGGATGCCTTCGTTCCAGCCTTCGGGAAGTGTGCCCTGGCTGATGCCGCCGTCGCGCACGCGGCCCGTGGCCCGCTGCACCGGGACGGACAGCACGCGTCCCGCCTGGAGCCCGCCCCAATTGCGCAGGCGGCTTTGGCCCGTGGACTCGGCCACCTCGCCAAAGGCCACGACATTCTGCACGAAGCGGTGCGCGTAGCTGGCCCGCTCGGACTTCCAGGCGGCAGCCCAATCGTTCAGATCCTCGCCGTCGCGGGGCAGGCGGTATTCGGTCTTGAAGTAGGTGGGCCGGTGCGCGTTCCACAGTTCATCCGCCTTGGCTCCGCAAGCCGCCCAGTCCACCGCGTCGGACGGTCCGACAAGGTACACGAATTCCACGTCGTAGAGCGCCAGCGGGGTTTCCAGGGCAGTCATCACGCTGGTGATAGACGGGACCGGAGCGCTCAGCCGGACGCTGTATTCCGTGCCCAGGCTCATGTCCTCGTCCGGCACGGTGATGCTCACGCCCGCGCCCGGAACCGGAATCGCGCCGTCCAGGGGCAGGGTACGGACCATGCCGAAGCTGTCGCCGCCGTCCGTGGAGAGCTGATAGGTGCCGACATTGCGCCCTCCCGCCGCCGTGATGCGCAGGACCACCTCGGCAGCGGCCAGAACAGTTCCGGTCACGTCAATGGCCGGGCCGGACCCGACCTGCTGAACCGGACCGATGGGACCGCGCACGATGACGGCGTAGCGGTCGCCGGAAACATGCGCTCCCTCGGCCAGGGTCAGGATGGCGCCGGACGCACCCAAGGTGACCTGTCCATTGGCCGGGGTGGCCGTGGCGTTTTCCCAGGTCGCGCCCCCGTCCAGGCTGAGCTTGTAGGTGGCGGTGCCGAGCTGGCCGCTGGTGACGATCTCCAGCACGGCGTCGGCATTGCCCGCGCCGATGCCGCTGGCGCTGGCCTCGGGTCCGGGTTCGGCCCCGGCGCTGGTGTGCTTGACCGCGCCGATGTAGCCGCCGGGCAGGCCCGGTACGGGCACGGCAATGACAATGGGTTCCTGGCCGCCCGTGGCAAAGAGATCCCGCAGTCGATCCACCAGGGGACCGACGCCGAGCAGCGCGTTCAGATCGCTGCTTTTGCCGAGCAGGTAGCCCTTGCCAACGGTCCCGGCGGAGCAGACCCCGGCCACCAGGGCTGTGCCGGAGACGCTGCCCGGCGCAAGCCCGCTGCTGCCGTCGATCAGATATTCAATGACATCGTTCATGTTCGCGCCTCCTTACAGGCGTCCGCCGCCCTGGGGACGGCTCCGAAGTTGATCCAGGGCCGAAGTGAATTCGGCCTCGGAAACCTGTTTTCCATCGGGCCAGCCCGCAGCCTGGCGCAGGGCAGCCAGCTCCCAGGCGGGCAGATCGCCTGCCAGCACTTCCACGGGGTAGAGCTTCTGGGGATACAGCTGCGGTTTGTCCTTACTCTTGGCCATTGTTCGCCTCCCTGTAGGTCGGGTTGAAGGTCACGTCGCGGATCAGCGGGATCTCGCTGTCCCGCGTGGTCATGCCCGTGAATGTGACGTGAAAGGTTTTGTTGCGCTTGGTGAAGGCTTCCACCATGCGCCGGGTGAATCCGCCGTATTCGGCCTTGTCCACGCTGACGGTCACGCGGTTTCCATGCGCGTCTGTGACGCGTTTGGGGAGCGCCAGCAGGAACGCCTCGGCAAAGGCCGCGAGCCAGGCTTCGTCATCCGCACGGATCGCGGCCCGGACCACCAGACGCATGTCATAGCGAGCGCGGCGCAGGGTGCGATGGGTCTGCACCTTGCCGGGCGTGGGAAACTTGCCCACAAAACGCCCGCTGCTCACGTACTGCTCCGTGAGGGTGGAACATTCCACGCGCCGCCTGGGCAGCGTGACGCCGTCCTTGTCCGGGGCGTCCATGATTGCGGTTTCCGGCAACCCGGCAGCCACAGCAGCAGCGCGGAGAATAGCGAAGGCGGTTTCTCTCATCGGCCTTCCTTCCGGTCTTTTTCGTACTCCAGCCGGGCACGTTCCAACTTGATGCGCTCGTTTTCGGGATTCACGTAGGTATGAAACAAAAGCATCCCCAGAAGGGACCAGACGCTGCCTGTGCAGCAAATGGCAAAGGCAATCAGTGCACAAATGGCGACATTGGTCACGGCGACAGAAAGATACGGCGTGTATTTCATCTTCCCCTCCCGCCTAGCAGCGCGGAAAGATGCCCGGCCAGAATGGCGCGGGCCTCTTTGATGTCCTCTTCGGAAAATCCGGCGTAGGGCCGGGGCGGAAGCGTCACGCTGTGGCCGCGTCCTGCCTTGCCGCCCAACTGATGGATGCGGGCGTAAATCTTGTTGCTGCCCACGGACACGTTGGCGGCGCTGGCTTCGTACCCGATGGAGCCCATAAGACCGCTTCCCCCACTATCCACCAGAGTCTTGCCGCCTTCCTTTTCCGCACGCTGCGAAGGCTTCCAGGACGTGCCGTCCGGGCCTTCGCCGCTTTCAAAGCGCTCCACCGTGGACGATACCAGGGCCTCGCCGATTTCAGCCATGGCCTGTTTCGCGCCCGCGCCCACGTTCGCGGCGGAACCGAGCGCGCGGTCCAGGCCGTTCCAATCCAGCTTGAAGCTTGCGCCGCCCATCACCAGCCCCGGAAGTCAAACAGGGGCTGGCGGGTGCGCACTTCCAGTTCGCCGTCCACGCGGCTCTCCTCGCCCAGCTCCTGAAGGCCGATGTTCAGCGCGCCGCTGCGCACGGCTTCCAGATCGCGGACAGCCTGCTTGTATTGCGTCTGGAGCGGAATCCATTCGTTGGCCGCGCCGCCCTCCGAGGACATGACCGAGGTGATGGCCCCGACAATGCGGTACGCGGCCAGCACGGCGGCGATGCGGGTCAGCGTGCCCGGAACCGTGGCCAGGGGCAGCACGAACCGGGCGCGCAGGGCGTCGTCGATTTCGCGGGCCACGTTGACCAGGGTCTTGTCCACGATGCCGGGCGTCTGCTCCTCGGCAGCGGTCAGGTAAGCGTCGAGCACGTAGTCGGTCAGGTCGGTGCGCTGGCAGTACACGGATGCCTCTCTCGCTTGTTTTGGACTGGTTTTGAACTGGTTCAAAAGGCTCGGCGCGGCTCACCGCCCCTGCCGCCCCATTGAAGCGGCAGGAACGGTTTTGCGCTAGGTGAGCACCACGGCCTTCATCACGCTCCTCGGAGCGATGGCAGGCAGGGGTTTGGAATGGGCGATCAGCTCCAGGCTGCCGCCTCGCTTGTCCTCGACGGGCTTGACGAACAGGGGCAGGGGCTGAAGGTTGGCGTCCAGATCGTCCAGTGCGCCATAATACAGGCCGGTGGCCCCCATGGTGTTCATGCGGATTTCCTTGTCCGCCAGCTTCTGGACCGTGCTGCCGTCCTTGGGCTTCTTCCAGGTTTCGGACATTTCGTAGATCTTGAATTTGCCCAGGATGATGGCCCCGTCTTCGGCCAGGCGGGCAGGAATCTTGCTCTCCTTCTCGGACTCCAGCAGGTTCAGCAGCGCCCCGTAGGCCAGGGCACCGGCATGGACGATCTTGTCCCCGCCGTAGCCGGAGCGGTCCAGATCAGTGGCCAGGGAACTGAGGAAGTTGTAGACCTTGGCCCTGGTGATTTCCGCGTGGTCCCACTTGGCTTCGGCAGTGACGTTCTTGGTCTGAATGGACTCGCCGCCGTAGGCCACGGTGTAGTCCTGGTACGAGCCGCTATCCAGAAGCATGGGGTACTGGATATGCCCGTCGAATGCGCACTGCGCGGCCATGGCTTCCGTGGAGGCCTTCACCGCCCGGCGCAGCGCCAGGGTTTTGCGCCTGGCCCACTGCTCGCGGGTCAGCGGGCTGCCCAGCTTGAGGTTGTTCAGGCTCACGGCGTCCACCTTGGACGCGATCTTGAGCGGCAGCGGCTCCACGTAGGTGCCCACCGAGGACTCGGCATTGAGCATGGCGGGCTGACCGCCGCGCGAGACCACAGGCATGACGCCCACGTTCTGGAGCAGCTCCTCCACGGGTATGACCGGGCTGTCCCACTGCTGGCGCACGGCCTCCGGGAACAGCCTGTCCAGCACCGTGCTCGGCGTGGGCGGGGCGGTTTCGATCACCTTGGCGATTTTCGCGGCGGTGAAAAACTGTTTCAGAGACAGGATCAGGGACATGAAAACCCTCCTTATGCGGGCCAAGGCCCGATGAATTCCATTTCCGCCAGGGCGGCGGCAGTAGCCGGGTCGCCGTTCGGCATGGTCAGTTCAGCGGCGTTCACGCCACCGCTGGTGACCACTTCGCCGTCCACGGCTCCGATTTCCGCGTCCCGGACCAGGCAGCCCCGGCACCAATGGGTGCAGCTGGCGGAAACCGCCGCCCCGTTTTCCGGAGCCGCGTTGCAGGTCACGGACACGTCGCCGATCAGGTAGTTGACCTTGCCCGTGCCGCCCGCATCGCCCGTCAAAACGCCGAATCCGTCGTCCGCGAACGATTCCGTGCCGTCCGTGACCGTGACGGACCCAGCCTGGACGAGCCCGCCGAGACTGCCAGTAAAGGTCTTTTCCGCGCCATCGCCCTGGCCCAGATCGGTGTCCTGGGTGACGCCATACGGATACAGCTCCCTCCCGGCGGTCAGGGCCACCAAGGCTCCGGCCAGAAGCACCCCGGTCAGGGCCGTGGCAAAGGGGTAGGTTCGGACCACATGCCCGTCCCCCACCAGAATCTGGGTCTCGCGTTTCGTGGTGGTGCCGAGCACCGCGTCATGCGCCATGATCGTCCTCCATGGTTAGAATTTGCGGGCCAGGGCGTTGCCGTCAAACGTGGCCGCGTCTTCGCTGCCGCTGGCCGGGGCGCTGAACTCGTGGGTCAGGCCGTTGGTCGGAGCCTCAGCCAGGAAGCCCAGGAAGTGGTCCACCAGGGGCCGCTTGCCTTCGGCTTCGCTGAAGCTGATCTCCACGGCAGGGCCTTCGCCCGCGCCCGTCATGGCCTCGCAAAAGGCCAGCACCTTGTCCTTGCTTGCGGGCAGCAGCTTGCCGTCCGCCACGAGCTGGTCCACGCGGGCGGTCAGCTCGATCTTGCGGCGCTTGGTTTCCGCTTCGGAAAACTCACTCTGCTTGGCCTTGAGGTCCGCTTCGGCTTTCTTCCGGGCCTCGCTTTCGGCCTGGGCCTGGGCTTCCAGCTCCTTGATCCGGGCTTCCAGTTCCTTGGTCATCTCGTTCTTCTCCTGTTCCGGTGGTTCCGGCGTGTCCGCCGGGACTTCCGGCGCGCTGAATTGGATGTCCACGGTCAGCCCGCCCTCGTCTCCGAATTCGACGCGCCCAAGTCCCTTGACCGCCGGGGGCACTGCGCCGAGCAGGCCGAAATGGCGGATTTTCAGGTCGGGCGTCAGGCTGAGACTGCCGTATTTGTAGTCTCCATTTTCCACGCCCCGCGCCGCTTTGTCGGAAATCCGTGCGAACTGTGCCTGCAATATGCCGTTCTGGCTGCGCACGGCGGTAATCCAGCCCTGGGCCGGGTCCGTGTTCTTGGGATGACCGAAGACCACGGGCGCATCCTCGGTGCGCTGGCTGTAGTTGCTGGCGATGGCCTCCAGGTCCGCCTCGGACCAGGTGCGGGTGCGCCCCGCGCTGTCCGTATGCGTCCCGGTCCGGAAGATGTTGATCCACTTGGCTTCCTTGCCCATGTTGACTTCCCTCCTTTCGGGGATTACGATTCGGCTTATATCGTGAGTGTTGTCGGCGTTCGTGGCAGGCCCGCCGGGGTCAGGGATCGAAACTGCGCGAAGCTGGCCCAGGGACCGGACTACTTGGGCGACTCACGATAGATCAGTATTCCCGCCCGTTCCTTTTCCGCCTGCTCATAGATGACCCGTTGGTTTCTGTCCCCGCGCGGCGCAAACGCCGTCGCCCCGGTCCAGTTGCGCCCAAAAAGCGAAAATGAGCTGAATCCGCAGATGTTTTTCGAGGACGGCATGCGAAAGAGCCGGATCATCCGCAGGGTGAAGTACATCTTCCCTGTTTCGGGGTGGTCCACGGGCCGCCACCAGACCTCGTAGGGGTCAAGGATGGTCCTGGCCAGAAGTCGCATGTAGGGGCGCTTGTCCGTCCAGCTGGTCTTCCAGGCCCCGGTCGTCTTCTCGGTGAACAGCCACTTGCTGACGGTCACGGGGTAGCCATGCACGTTGACGACCCGGTTGCCGTTCAGGTCGGCGATGCCGAATTCCTTGAGGAACGCCCGGACGTATTCTTCCGTGGCCAGGCCCTTCTTGGGCAGCAGGTCGCTGTCCTTCACGACGTGGATCTGCTTCTGGTCGATGGCGGCGATGGGCGGCTTGCAGACCGAATCCGAGAACTCTCCGGACCGGCAGAGCGTGGGGAACGGTACGTCCCGGACGCCCTCCAGCTCGGACGGAGTCAGCCCGGCCAGCCAGTCCTTGCCCACGTTGGTGCTCCAGCCCTTGTCCGGCAGGGGCGTGACGAACGATTCCATGCCCGTGGCCGGATCCACCACGCGGATGCGGTCCGGGATCTCCTTTTGGACCGTGAGGCCCCGCGCCTTGACCTGCCGGGCCGAAAGCGTGGTCACGGTGCAGCGGCACATGAAGCCGTTAGGCGGGTAGAACTGATCCCAGAACGGGTGGCCGTGCGGGTAGACCATGCCGTGCAGGGCGCGGTGCGCCGGGCGGGTGCGCCGGTCCATGACGGCGGAGTATCGCCAGTACGGACGGGCCTGAGCCACGCGCCGCATCTGCTCAAAGCGACCGGCCATGTAGGCGGACTGGATATTCGTGCGGAAGATGTTTTCCACGCGCCAGGCTTTTTGCCCGGTCCAGCCCCGGTCCTTCAGCACGTCGCCGATGCGGGCCTTGAAATCCGCCAGGGTCTCGCCGTCTTCAATGGCTTTTCCGATGGCGGCCTGCACCGCGCCGATCTGGTCCGCCTTGGCCAGCCCGGACACGGCAAAAGCCCGACTGCGGGCCGCCCCGTCCATGGCCTGGAACTCTTTGGCGCTGACAGGGGCCTTGCCCTTCCAGTATTTCACGGCCTCGGCAGGGGCCAGGGGATCAATGGTTACGGGCATCAGGCGTCCGCCTCCACGGCATGAGCGCCGAACGCCGCCGCGTTCAGCATGATCCTGGCCAGCAGTTCTTCCAACTCGTCCTGCTCCGCGTCATGGCCCAACAGCTCGGCCAGCAGGAGCTGCATGTCCTCCCAGGTTTCGGCCTGGCACACGGCGTTCTCAATTTGCTTGACCAGCTTGCTGTTCGCTTTGACCGCTTCGGGCAGCAGGTCTTCAATGGCCTGATCCACCAGGGCCTGCGACGCCCCCGCCTTCGCATCCTCCCCGTCCTTTTCGTTTTCATCCGGCTCCGCGAACTCGCTATGCTCTGCCGCGTCCGCCCCATTGCCCGCGTCCCCACCTTCCAGCTCGAATTCATCCTCGGCCAGGCCGTAGCGCCGGGTGAAATGGCTCTTTTGGAAACGCACCCCCACACCGTGCAGCTTGGTGTCCAGGTCCGCCTGGGCCGCGTAGTCCTCCGGTTCGGAGTAGGCAAAGACCGGTGCGATCACGCCCGGCCCGGCGTTCACGTCGCGGTAGATGATCGCAATATCGTTCATGACGCTGGCCACCAGGAACTGGTCCGCCTCGGCCATGTCCCCGGACACGGAATAATGCGTCTCGCTGGCTGCGCGGCTGCCGGAGCCGTCCATCTCCGCCGTCAGGGTCTGGCCCATGAGCACCTTGGAAATGGCCTTGTCCCAGCGGCGGATATAGGCTTCGTGCTGGTCGCCGCCTTTGCCCTGGGCGCTGGAAATTTCCACCTCCGCCCCTGCCGGCAGCACGGCCACCGCGTCCTGGACCATGGCGGCCAGGTCGCCCGCCATGCGCATGCGCTCGGCGCGGTCCGCCCCGCGCGGGGACTTGGCCAACACCCAAGGCATGCCGAACTTTTCCAGGAAGCGGGTCAGGAATTCGATGCCGCCCCGTTTGAAGGCCACGGGCCAGAGGCAACGGGAGAGCAGGCGCAAGCCGTAGGGGTTCTTGTAGGTCGGGAAATGGCGCACGAATACGAATTTGCCCGGCGGCAGGAGCTGCGACGCGGCCAGGGTTTCGCCGCGAAACACGGGGCGGCCCAGGTCGTCGAAGGCGAACCATTCACGCGGCTTGGCCACGATGTCCCGCAGGTGGAACGTGCCGCCGCGCGGCTCCCAGAGTAGTTCGAGCGGCGTGAAGCCATAGAACGGCGCGTCCAGCATGGAGGCAAAGACGTTGCGCAGGTTGATGGCTTCCAGATCGGCCACCAGGGCGTCGCAGAGCTTCGCGGCTTCGGGCGCGGCGTCCCGGCCCTTGGCCTGACCGGGCGCGAAGTCGTAGTCCTGCTGGTTCAGCACGCGCAGCTTGCGGTTTTGCATGGCCATGCAGACCTGATCGTCGGCGGTCAGATCGTCGAGCACGTCCGCCGAGTCCGCCCGCTTGAGCAGCACCGGGTCCGGGTCGGGCAGCCAGCCAAGGAACGCGCTGAAATTGGCCCCGGCGGTCAGGCGCGTGGCGAACTCGGTGGAGAGGTCCGTGGCGGACGCCGGGGACGCTGAAAAATCGATGGGGTCGCCTTTATGATCGTAAAGCAGGGACATGGATTCTCCGTGTGTTAATAGCCGCGCATGAGCCCAGCCGTTTGGCTCCCGCCCCCGGTGCAGACGTCCCATTCACCAACGCCGGGCGGGAACTTCCGGGCCGCAAAAAGCGCCAGGGCAAAGGCAACGGCTGAGTCGCCGTGGCGCTTGCCCGCGTCCTTGCGATCCGTGGTGCGGGCATCGCGGGGAACCTTGGGCACGCCCTTGATCTTCTTCACGGCGCGCAGGTCATCCAGGATGTCGTCATTCTTCGGAATCAGCACGGTACGGTCCTCCAGGGCGGCCTTGGCCGGAGGCCAGTTCTCCAGGCACCAGGAATCGGAGAAGTGGACCTGTTCGATGATCTCCGCGCCGAACTCCTGCCGGGCGCGCTCGGACAGGAAGGAGCCGTTGCCGCCCTTGTCCAGTGCGCCGCCGGAAAGAAGCGGCAGACGGTTGCCCACGTAAAACAAGGCCTGCTCCTGCTGGGCAAACGGGCAGTCGCGCAGTTCCAGCACGAACGGGGTGCGCCAGGTCAGGCCGGGCGCTTCCTGGAGCGGCCAGATGTCCGTGAGGTCCACGTCGCGGCCAAAGTCCTCGCCGAACCAGCTGGGCTTGTCCGGCAGGGCCGCCAGGAGCGGGCGCAGCTCCGCTTCCAGCCAGTCGCGCATTTCCCGGTGCCGCTGTTCGTCGGGCCAGTCCACAAAATCACGGGCGGGGGGCGTCCAGCGGATCACGGGAATGGCCGGGTCCATGCAGGCCTCGATGACGTTGCGGGTCAGGTAAGCCCCGCCGGACTTGGACGGGATGCAGAACAGCTCTTCATCCGCATCGTCGCCGTAGTCCGCGATCATCTTGTCGCGCCAGGCAGCCTCGGCTTCCGGCGACCAGGCCAGGGCCGAACGATGGGCCTCGGTGGCGGCCTTGGCCTGCTTGACCTCGCAGATCCGGCGGTAGAGTCCCTGGCCGAGGGCGTCGTCCAGGGTGGTGCGGTGCAGGCTGTAGTTGAGCTTGCCCGCGCGGATGTCCTGCACGAGCTGGTTGAAATCGTTGTCCTCGCCGTTGTGCGTGGACATGATGGCCACATCCCCGCCCCACATGATCAGGGCCATGGCCGCCTTGAGCAGTGCCTTGAGGTCGGGGACGAAGGCGGCCTCGTCAATGCGCACGCGGCCCTGCTTGGAACGCAGGTTGTTGGGGTTGCTGGACAGAGCCTGGACCACGAACCCGGAGTCGAAGCGGATCTGGAAGATGCTCACATCCTTGTCGCCGTCCTTGAGCACGATCTCTTCCATGGCGCTGGCCGCGATGCCGTAGACCCCGGCCCAAAAGGCCGCGTCCTGCACGTACTGCCGGGTCATGTCCTTGTTGTAGGCGAGGTAATAGGTGGACATGCCCCCGGCCTTGGCGCTCTTGGCCGCCACCAGGGCGCTGTCCGCCGCGTCGGCATACGACGCGCCGATGCGCCGGGACTTCTCCCAAACCTTGACTGGCGACGTGTCCGCGTTCCATGCGCGCTGATACGGCAGCAGGACGCCCATCTACTTCCCCAGCACCTTGTCGATGATTTCCTGCACAGCTTCCGCGCTGAGTCCCTTGGTGCGGGCCGTGTCCACCGTATCCGCCTCCTTCGGCTCCACCTCCCGGATCAGCTTCAGCGCCTTGAGCACCCCAGCCACGGCCTTGTCGTCCAGGTCTTCCGGGCTGGCCAGAAGCCGATTGATCTTCAGCTCCACCGCTTCTTTGAGCGCGGCCACGGCGTCATCGTTCGTGCGGATCTCCCGGAGCCTGCCCTGGGCAGCGGCCTCCAGAAGCTTTCCGGCCTTGGCCGCCTCGGCCTGTTTGAGCGCCAGGCCTTCCAGCCCGGCCACGGCAAAGCCCACTTGCGGATTCTTGGTTTCTATCAGCTCCTTGAGCATGGCCGAACGGGCCAGGATGGTGTCGAAGCGCAGGTCCGCCTCGGCCTGGGCCAATCGCGCCCGTCTGCCGCGCCAGTCGTATTTTTCGCCCCAGCGCTTGAGCGTAGATACGGAAACACCGGTTTCCGTGGCCACCTGGTCAAAGGTCAGGCGGGCAACGCAGTAGAGTTCCTGCGCGCGCCAGACATCGTCGGACGGGTATTCGCGGCCCTGGCGCGCCATTACAATCCCCCGGACAGCTCGCCCGGCGAGGGGCGCTTCACGCCCGGAACCGTGGCGCGGCCACGGGCCACGTCCTCGCCGCGTTCGGACAGCCGGGCCACGAGGCAACCGCCCGACAGCGCGAGCGTGACCAGGCCCTGCTCGGCCAGCCAGGAAAGCTGCGTGCGCACGCGGTCGCGGCTGGGCTGGAAGCCGTAAGCCGGGACCATGTCCCGGATCAGGCTGTCGTTCAGCGCGTAGTCCGGCTCTTCCACCAGCAGCCGCAGAATGGTGATGCGCAGGTGCTCCGCGACGATCTCGTCATAGCTCATTTATGCACGCCTCCATTGAGCAGGTAATCCTCGTGCCGCCCCACCACACGCTCCACGCGGCTGACCACCTGGCCCAGTCCGTCGATCTTCTCGGTGACCACCTTGAGGTCGCCGCGCAGGCCCGTGATGCTCAGGGCCAGTTCGTGGAGCGCGGCCCCGCTGGGCACGCTGGTCAGGCAGGCTTCGATTTGGCTGATGCGCTTTTCCAGGGCCGTGGATTCCTTGCGCAGGTCGAGCAGGAGCTTGATCAGGTAGCCGACAATGGGCAGGACCACGACCTGGATCAGGCGCAGGATGATGTCGAGGGTGGGCAAATCCATTACTTGCGGCCCCTTCCGGCCTTGAGCAGCCGCTCCATGCCCTTGGCCGTCATACGGTCGCCGAACCACCATGTCACCGCCGTGACCGTGAGGTACAAGACCGTTCCGATCACCTGGCTCAGCAGAGTTTCGGCCTGGGCCGGGGAAAGGGTCACGCCCTGGGCGTCCAGCACGCGCCAGGCCTGGATCGTGACCCAGGTGCTCACGCCGAGCAGGTAGGCCGTGATGCCGGGCCGGGCCAGCCCCTTGAGCGTGTCCACCAGCCCAAAGAGCAGGCAGATCAGCACGCCCACGGGCTGGGCCAGATACGCTACCCAGCCCTGGGCCGAAAACATGCGCTCCATGAAGCTCTCCAGGAACACGTTGGCGTTCCCGGTG